TGATGGCGAGCTTGATTGCAGGATTTGATAGAACACCTTACCAGTGACAACAGTATCACCATTTGCACCATCAGTGCCATCTTGCGGATCAGCTAATGTCGTGGCAGAGGCTACAGTAGAAAAGCCAGAAACGTTTTCGCTAGTATCAACAGACCTTACCCAATAATAGCGGGTAGTCTGCTCTGGCAAATCTCCATGAACAAATTCAGTGCCTTTGACCGTTCCTATCACATTAGCCGCCGCACTGTTATTGGATGTGTGCGCGTAAACTCGAATGAAAGATAAATCCAAATCTGATGGATTAGTCCAACTTACAAAGTTTTGTCGATACCCAGCAGATGCCGACAATCCAGTAGGTTTGGCGGGGGCTACTTGATCTTTCGCAGAAGTAATCTGAGCCGCTACAAAATCAGACTTCACCCCAATTCCAGAAACCCCACGCACCCTAACGTCATAAAGAGTGCTGCCAATCGTCGGGGCAATGGTATGAAAAGTCAGTGCAGTGGTGGTTCCAGTATAATCTGCATCAGCCGCAATCTTATACTCAACCTCGTAATGATCCACAAAGGCATCAACAGACGCATCCCAGCTAACCTCTATAGACCCAGATGTAGTTCCATCAGCGTTTAAAGGCGCTTGAGTGGTCAGTGTAAGGTTTGTAGGCGACGAAACTGTGTTAAAATCTGGCAAAGTAGTGTCATTGCTGATTATAGCTTGCTCTTCAGCATTCCAGTCAAACGCAGAGGCAGATGTTTCTTGCAGCGTCAGATTAACGCGAAGATCACCAGCTTCTTGATTGCTTGCAAACTTCCAGCCTAGAACTTCAAACTCTTTCTCATCAAAGCCATAACGCTCATTGGTAAACGCTATAATATCACCAACCTCAACATTAAACGCCTCAAGCCCAAAGTCTGCACTAAGGCTCATCTGCTCGCGGGCGCGATACAAAGTCAATTTGGCAATACGCTGCGCTGTCGCTGCGCTAGTTGTAAATGGCAGTGGTAGGTCTAGTAAAAGCTCATCACCATTATCCTGTGTCTTAAATGTTGCGCTTTTAACTGCGGGATAATCTACTGTGATAAAGTCACTGTCGGCGTCATTAAACGTGCCCGTAACACCATTAAAGCTGTCGCGGAGGCTTGATCTAGTGCTAAGGCTGATAGGCCCACGCAAGTCATCCAAGGTTAAAGTCTTTACTGGTGAGCTATAAGCCCCGACTTTTAGCTTCCAATAACCAGAACCCCAGAACAAAGTTCCAGCGCAAGCTGTAGACATCTGCCCAAGGACATCACCTATGGATGAATTTGACTGAACAATGCCATTAATCGTGTATCGCTTTTCAGTTCCCCCACCATCAAGAGTTACATCTTCATCGCTCTCGTTAGCAGCCGCAGCAAACACAACGTCATCGATGGCGCTGTCATTTAAACCGTATTCGCTAGTAATAAAATCACGAATACAAAGGGCTGCGTTGTTACTATATGCCGTTGATGATGTTCGCGGGTCATATACTTTTTTGCCCTGAACGACAGCAGTAATTAAAGGGATGCCGCTTGCAAACACATCTTTATCATATTCATAACGCACGTACAGGTAGGCAATATCATTTCCGACAAAGTCGGATGTAAGCGCGTTTGATCCAGTTAGCTCCGACTCTGACAGTAAGTCGGCGGGTGCCTGTGTCTGGCTCCCGTCAAACTTTTGTATTCGGATTTTGCTATCCCAAGTATTTCCGGTAACAAAGTCACTACCGTCAATCGTCACGATTTCATCGTTGATGTAAATATCGCCAATTTGCTGAACTTCATGTGCTGCCAAGACAATTATCTGATGAAGAAACTTGTTCTTGTTGCCAGTTGATTCATAAAAGCTAATTGTGCCGCCCTTGCGGACTTGTCCATATACGAAATCAGCGGAGGCTGTCGCTTCTCTAGCATTGACCAAAGTGCCCTGCAAAGGTGTTGGGGGCTTTGGCGCTAAAGCGGATAACGCCCATGAAGCGGCAACGGTGATCGCAACAAAGCCAACCGCATAAGCTAAGCCATATGCTACTGCTCCCGATAAACCGGCAACAAAGCTGGGCGCAACAGTCTGCAAGATAAACCCGCCAACAGTTACTGGATCTCTAGGAGCTTTATCCCAGTCGTTCCAATTTTGAACTGTGTAATCACCTAGCTTATATTTGTTCATGTCTCTTTAACCCATGCTTGGTGAATGTAATCTAGCGGCAAAAACAACAAACCCTCTTTAGATAAGAAGACGGCCTTAGTTCCAGTGCAGATGCCCATAGCTACACCTATAATCCATCTTTGAGCTTCTCTGGTTGTAACCAACGCCCCAAGCGGTGGAATGCTGTCAACACGCTGCAACTTGTCATCAACTGCTTTGGTGAAGTCAGAGTAGCCAAATTCTTTAATTAGCTCTTTGCGACTAAAGACGATGTTGCCTTTCATATATCTACCAAGCCAATCATCAGCCCAGCCAGAGCCATACATCTGTACAAAGGCATCATTGGTAAAAGTAAGACAGTCATGCTTTCCCCATGAAAAAGGCTTACCCCTCATGTCATTTAAATAGCTGTTTAGTCGCTCCCTTGCCGCCATTAGCTGTCCTCAACCTCGCGGCCCCATACTAAGGTTTTGTCCTGTAAATCAGCTACATAATTAAAGAAAGTATCACTAGAGTAACGCGCTTTTTGGCTTCCCTCTGTGTAGCGCCAATTAGATGACTTCTCCAATCGGATCAATTTGCTTTCAACGGTCAGAGATATAACGCTAGTTTCACCGCTGTCTTCAATAGTCATAACATTCATTAAACCACTGAATACCTCAATTGGCGTTGTGGTATCGGTTGTGCCAAAGTACACTTTGCACTCACGGTTTTGATAAGGCTCTTGCAGCGCCAAAGAAACCAGCGATGCAGGAACACCAGACAACTGCAACGTTATGCTTTTAGCGGAAAGGTCATTAACTTCATCCAGCCCAGTTATTGACAGAAGATTTCCGCTACCAAGGTAAGTCTCTCCACCTATCGTCCTGTCGCCGTAACCCGTCCAGAAACGAACTGGCGCAGTGTCAAAGTCCATCTCAACTGCGTAAAACGGTTGGACTTCTGGCTGACTTAATGCTGTCAGTAGTGATGCTGGGGTGCTGCGGGTCATAGTGCCTCCATCGCGGCAAACGTAATCCCATAGATGCTGGCTTCGTTGACTGACCAAGATTGCTGATTTGATGACAAGCGGAAAGCGCCAGCAGCGCTGGTCAAGTCAGCAGATGCGCTTGATTGATCTGCTCTAAGCGCAGGCCATATCTCCAACGTTCCAGAGCCGCTCTGATCCTGCAAAACCTTGTGCAGCCTTGCGCTCAATCCAGAGCCAAGCTGAATATAGTCGCCAGCAAGCAAAGTTCCCGTCATCGTTGTTGATACGCTGCTGTCACCAGTTGAGCCTGTGATATTGACTGTAGTTGCTGTCCCGCGTGGGGAAGTTCCTGAAGGGTCATTCAGCAAGAATGTGCCGAATTGACCGCGAAGGCTAACAAGAAACGCAATCCACTTCTCTGCATCCTCACGCTTCATGGCTGGCAATGATATATCTGCCTGCCATGTTTGACCTGAATAAGCGTGAGCTTGGCCAGCGAAGGTAAAAGGACTCATGCTGTATGCAACAGCGTTTACTGCTGTTAGCTCAACATTCATAATGCCCGTATGCGCAGGCAGCGCCAAGGGATAACTAATAGCCATTATGCAAACGCCCTTCCATATGAACCGCCACGCCGCTTGGCGTCTACTACAGCGGCCTTAGCGCTGTCTGCTATCTGCGGCATTAGCTGCTTAATCTCAGCACGTACAGTTTGTTGTACGCCTGTGCTAACATTGATGACTTGATTGACAACTACGCCACCATCGCCGCCCAGCTTGTTATTCGGCACGATTGAACCTGAGCGTGATGGCACAAACATCTCTGGCCCACGCTCTCCAACAACATAAGGCTTGTCTGACTGAACTGGCCCACCTATAGCCTTAAACGCAAACGGATTAGGCCCACCCATGAGGCCAATAGCACTAGAAATAAATCCCGTAATCTGCTTGACCACATAAATACGATAAAGCTCAGCTATGATATCTCTTGCCATTGACCTGAACGCATCCTTGGCTGTCATAGTGCCATCTACCATAGACATCATAGCGTTCTCAAATGAACTTCCCACCATATCCGCTGCGTCTCTGATCCGCATAAGCTCTGGGCTTAGCTCAGTCTTGATGATCTTGGCGGTTTCCTTGGTTTTGGTATTCGCTTCATCTTGACCAGAGGTTAGCTCAGCGTAAGCGTCTTGCATTGCTTTTATTGCTTTTGCCCTTTCTGTTTCCGCAACCGTCACAGAAGCCTCAACTATAAAAGCAGCGCGAGCAGCAGACACCTCAGCGCTTCTAGCCGCAAGCCTATCAACGTATAACTTATTATTTGCCGCAATGGCAGCGGATAGACCGTTTTCGCTGCCCAATATGTCAACGTAATTTGCGGCAGTCTTATCTATGGCTCCATTTTTTTCAATGTAAAGTTGCTTTATCGCTTCTTCAGCCTGAATAAGCCCATATGTGCTGCCCAATATATCTCTGTAGGCATCTGATGTCTTAGACGCCTCATCCTTGGTGGCGCTGACTTCCGATTTGATTACACTAGACAATCCTTGCTGGCTTTGGAACGAGTCTAACTGATCCCTAAGTTCAGTTGTCATTAGCCCTTCTTCATAAAGAAGGGCAGTAGCATTGGCTAAGCTTTCAGCAGCTTCTTGCCTCGTCGCGCCCCTGATGCCAAGCACAATCTCAGTGACCCTAAGCCTGTCATTCTCTATCTTTAGAAGATGATTGTATATCTCTAGCTCGTTCCCAAGAGGCTTTTGACCTCTCTCCCTCGCAGCCTTTAGCGATTTAAGTTGGTTTTGCAGCCCCTTGTCCAATGCGGGTGGAAGCGCACCCACAACAGTCTTTAAAGCTTCATCTCTTCTCTCTTCAGCGGCCTCCCTGATTAGCCTTATCAATGAAGAATATTTCTCCAACACAGGGTCTAGCGAAGATGACATTTCTCTCCCAATGCCATCGAAGTCTATACTATCTAACGTATCATAAGCCGATGATAATTGAGTTACCGCAGTTTCTACATTATTCGTCGCACCGGCGGCTCTGTCTGCCGCCATCTTGAATGCAGAGAATACAGATATGGCCGCGCCAAGCACCGCACCGAATGGCCCAAATATCTGAAAGAATTGACCAGCCTGTTGGCCAAATGCTTGGATCTTACTTGTACCGTTGGCGACTTGAACAGCATAGTCGCCCACTTGATAACCCGCTTGCTGTAGGCCACCTAAAGCAAATTTGCGCAAGCTCTTTTGCGCACCAGTAACTGACCCGCCAAAGTTGTTCATCTGTATTGAACTTTGCTTTATCTGACGATCAAAGTTTCTGACGCGGCCCTGAACTTGCTTAATAGGCCGACTAGCGCGGTCAACCGCAAGAAGTTCAAACTTTAGCTGTTCTGCGCTTGCCATCTTCTTCCCGCCTTTCGTCCACGATCTTAAAGTATGCGACCCATTCATTATACTCCGTTAGAGTGATTTTCTCAATCTCACTAATGGTGCGGCCCAATCTATCTGCTAACGCGATTAAATTAAACCTGAATGGGTCTTTCTTTAGTTTCCCTCAGCTTCCTCAACAGAGCCAGCAGACATCATGGGTGCGCTCAATTTATAGATCACCTCATGGGGGATGCGCTTCAGTTTAGGCTTATGTTCAATCGTATAAGCCTTTTCGCCATCCTCCTTTAGAGCCTTCAAGATAATCAGATCAATCAAGGCGTCTATGTTGGCAGATGGAAAGTCCGAATGCTTCCGCTGGATAGATGACATCTCTCCAGAAGTCATAGGGGTATAGTAAACACGCAGAGGCTTGGCCCCTGCGCGTAAAGTTACTTCTATATGCCTTGTTTCGATATTCGATAAATAATCGTCTAAGGCGTCTATAGGGTTGGACATGGGTTACACCGTTGTAGCTGTTAATGCCCCACTACCTTGCACAGTTATTGACGCTTCCACAAGACCATCAAATGATGATGAACGTGTAACGCCGGTAACGATGGCTGCACCGCTGTAGTATGTATCACCAGAAGCATCGCCCTCTGCATAAACATTAAGCGTAACAGAAGCACCGATAGTCAAAGCGCCTTGACCCGTTGTATCGGTTTCATCCCAGAAAACATCAACTGATCCAGTGAATGTTGTCAAAGATGATTTGTATGTGCGAGCAGTGTCGCCCATAGTTGTATCTTCTAAGGTATCCGCGCTTTCCTCTAAGCTGAAAGAGCGGATTTCTGCTATAGCGTTAGCACCGACCTTTACGGTTCCTTCGCTGCCTGTGTGTGTAGCCATTGGAGCCTCCTTATCTGGCCGTTTCTACGTCATCGATAGCTGTATCATACCTTACATCAAATGTCAGCTTTGCGGAACCTACTGGTTGTTCCGCTTCACCTGAAAAGTTGATGTCTGTGGCAGTCAATACAGCCGACTTTGCAAGGCCATTGACATTGAAGTCATTGGCTATTGCCTCTTCGATCTGAACTGCAATAGCGTCCACATCATTATCAAAGTTATTTGTTGCCCGCACATATATATCCACCTCAACAGAAACAATACGCGCAGACGTTTTTACACCAATGGTTTGCAGGGCAGATGCTTCTGATCCCGTATAAACCGTAATAGCAGGAAGGTCTTTCTCCGTTAGAGCATATACCCTAGACGAAAACACCCTACGTTTCACCAATGATGCATTGGACTTCAGCACAGAGACAATTCTGTCTCTTATTTGCTGCCTAACATGAGCCATTAAGATTTCTCCAACTGCACAACAGTAACGCCAGTGCCATCATGTATCCAAGCGCGAACATAATAAGTATCTGATGATACTATCATAGCGTCATCATACTGAATGTATGGAACATCTACGGTTCGACACGTTACTCTAGGCTGCTCCTGATGAACAGTTGTCATTCCACCAGCGTCAACTGGGATAGTCTCGTTGTCGAAGATAGCCTTGATTGTGCTATCCCCACGCCCAGCAGCGCGTTGATATGTGATTGATTGAGCGAACTCATCAATGTTGAATATTTCGGCTAGATCACTCGCTAGTGGCAGTGCCATCTTCTTCAGCCTTTTCTTCTTTTACATATGACTTAGCATATCCGCGATCAATTAGCTTCTGGGCAACACGATCATCAACTGTATGGCTTGCACCAGCTTTGCCGTTCTTCCCGCCCCAAGATGCATCTTTAATCAGAGTAATCTTCATTTTTTCGCCCTTGTGGTTTTAGGCTTTGCGGCCCGATCCGTAGGAGCCTTAATAGGCTTAGGCTCTGGAGCCACGTCAATACGTCCATATCCTTTTAGCGCAGTAGCTTCATCCGCGCTCAATTCAACTATGTCTCCAGCCTTTCTAGCTTGGCCAGCAGCAACACAGGATTTAAGGATAATGTATTTCATCTTTTGCCCCTTATTGGAAAGGAGGGCCAAGTGGCCCTCCCAAGTTAGCACTCTTATGCACCGTCATTGTTGAATGCAAAGCTTACTGCGTGACGTACAGCTACGTCTACAGTTT